TCTAATAATTATATTTATAAGGAAAAGTCAACGGGGGAAATATACGACAACCGTCATCCCGAAACCCTTGAATACAACGGGCGTAAATACCTATTAATCCCTTAACCCCAAACCCTATGGAAAACCTAATCACCATCCCACGGTCAAATGTCAGCAAGGCTGATATTCAGACCTTCGCTTCCACGCTCATTGAGCAAATCAACGAGGGCCAAGTCAACGCTCTGGAAGCCCACATTAAACTCAAAGCGATGATTAAGGCGATTGACGCAGTAATCAAGGCCACCGAAGAAGTGGTCAGCGATGAAGCGGGGAAGCACCCCGGCAAGAGCTTTGATGTCTTCGGAGCCAATGTCCAAATGAAGGAAGGTTCGGTCGGCCCGAACTGCGACACCGACCCGGTGTATGCCCAAATCAAGGCGCAACTGAAAGACCGGGAAGAACTGCTGAAACTTGCGTTCAAGCAAGCGGGCAAGGCGATGATCACCGATCCGACCACGGGCGAAGAAATCCCCATCTGCGAACCAAAGGCCACCAAAGGAAGCATTGCAATCACATTCAAATGAGCCAACAAACTGCTTTGGAGTGGGTAATCCAGGAATTACGCCTCCGTGAATTTGAAAAGATGGAAATCCGCAAGGGTGAAACTCGCTTTACTGAAATCCTTGAGAAAGGTCTTGCGATGGAGCAGGAGCAACGCCACGAATCGTACCATCGGGGTCTGCAAGATTGTTCCGAAATTGAACCATCGGGCGAATGAGAGCCATCTTCATCCTTCTACTTCTCTCCTCCTGCACCAACAATCGGCCCTGGAAGGTCATTGAGGTGCGGGAGGTTGGGAAGGGTAAGTGCGAGTATGTGATGTCCAGAAGCAACGGCTTCGGGCCACAGTTAAAAATCAAGACCGATTCGTGCGGTAAATACACATTATTCCAAACCATAACCCAAAACCAATGAAAAAATTATTACTCCTCCTCCTGCTCACCTCCTGCGTTGCCGAAGACCAACCAACGCCCTATGAATACCGAGTGACCGGCACATCGGGCAACTACTCCGTCACCCTGCAAAACGCCTACAACAACCTCCAACAATTCGGGGGGGTGGGCAATGGATGGTGGTACAAGTGGTCGCAGACTGGAACAAGGTCGCTCTACATCTCGGCCCAGAACAACAACGCCTCTGGAAGCGTCACGGTTGAAATCGTCCGTGGCGGTCGGGTCGTTGCATCCAACACCTCGTATGGTGGCTACACGATTGCGACAGTTTCAGGCAGATATTAACCATTTAACCAATTAACCCCAAAACAATGAATAAGAACGATTTAAGAAAATGCAAAATTTACTATAAAGGCTTTGGAGAAAAAAACCTGTACTCAGATGGAGAGTATTACTTCCATTGTTGGTCTCAACAGGGCAGAGTGCAAAGGCATCCCGATTATTCATCAGGGGATTCAACCTTCGTTGCGGTCTTTGCGATTGTTGAACACATTGAGTCCGGCAGGGTTGTAGAGGTTGACCCCGATACCATAACCTTCATCAATTAACCAATGCTTAACCCCGAATTTATCTTCTCCCCGACCTGGTGGAGATTGTCAAGGCTTGGCAAGGAGCCAAGCGTGATACGACTTGCTGCCTTGGATTTCTTCTGCGATTATGTTGCCTACGAAGGCAAGATGACCGTTGACGAGGCTACGACTATGCTTGATTATCCTGTTTTGGAAGCCTTGATCGCCAACGAAACCCTCGTTGTGGATGGCGAAAACATCCGGGTTCCCTACCTTGATTCGCAGAAAAAAACGAAAATTGAGCAAATAAGATTTTATATAGATAACTATAAAGATATAGATAACTATATTACTATCAGAGGGAGAGATAAGATAGATAGGGATGATAGAGGGGGTATGGGGGAGAAAGAAGGGAAAGAAAGAAAAGAGAGGGAGACAACCCTTGAGGGTAGAAAGCGCAGAGGATCCATCTACGATCACGACCAAATGCTCCAAATGTTTGAGGGGTTTTGGGAATACTACGACAAGAAGGTTGGCAAGGACAAAGCGATGGTCGCTTGGTTCAAACTCACGGACGAGGAGGTGGAGAAAATCAGGAATACCCTTCCCGCTTATTTAGAGGCTCACCACGAGAAGAAGTACCGCAAAGACCCCGTAAGATACCTTTCGCATAAAGCGTTCAATGACGAGCCTGTAAATGCGTCAGAGAGGCATTCACAATTTAACCAATCCAAAACCCATGAATCAACCCCAATCAAGCATTACGCCCCTGAGTCCGGAATTGTACGCTGAGTACCAGGATCGGATGCTCGGCATCCTCATCTGTGAAATCCTCAAGCCGGGTGATATTGTCCTGCAACTGCGGGAGGAATACTTTGAGGAAGGAAAGCGCAGGAATGTCTTTCGGGCCATTCGTGAACTGCGTAAGGAGGAGGTTCCCATCAACACGCTGACCGTCCACCAGAAATGCAAGGCTCTCAACTTTGGCATTGATCCGGTTTATCTGGCCACCATTGACAACGGCCTATACACGGCATACGGTTGGAAGCACTATCGCTTTGAGTTGCATCAGCGGTTCGTCCAAGACAAGATTCACGCGATTAAGGTGGATTTCCTCAAGCATCAGAATGTGGATCGGCTCTACAACGAGATGCAGGAGATTCGCTCTCTTGACCCCGATCCGATTGCGACCGAGGCCCACGAATTGCTTGTGGGCTATATGATGGAATTGGACTCCATCCTTTCGGGGAGGAAGCCAAGCCGCATCACGCCCACCTACCACCCGAACACCGACCGCCTTATCACCGGTTTTAAGCCTTCCGAGTTCATCATTCTGGGAGGCCGACCTGCGATGGGGAAGACCACCCTTGCGGTGCAGTACGCCTTGAACCAAGCACTTGCCGGGCGAGCGGTGGCCTTCTTCACGATGGAGATGTCCACCGATCAGTTAATGACCCGACTTGTCAGCAACCTTTCGGACATTGATGGCGAAGCGTTCTTGGATGCCCAAAACCGCATCACCCCGCAGGACTTTCAGCAGATGGGCATTGCGGTGGACAAGGTGAAGAATGCTCCCCTGCACATTGTGGACATCCCTGGGGCCGACCCCGCAAGGATTGAACTTGAACTCCTCAAACTCATCAAAACCCACAAGATTGAAGGGGCATACATAGACTACCTTCAGTTGATTTCGGCCCTGCCGGAGGATAGGAGCAAAGCGAGGATTGAGCAAGTGACCAACATCTCCAAGTACATCAAGAGCATCTGCAAGAGGTTGAATATCTGGCTCTGCGTGGTGTCTTCGTTGTCAAGGAATGTGGAGCAGAGGGAGAGCAAAAGGCCCAAGATGAGCGATTTGAGGGAAACGGGACAGTTGGAATTTGATGCCGACAAGATTCTATTTGTGTTTCGGCCTTCGGAGTATATGGATGATTCGGATTACAACAAGGACGAGTTGAGGGATGTTATGGAGATTCTATTTCGCAAGAACAGGAATGGCAGTATCGGTACTGCGATGGCTAAAGTTCAATTACAATACACAAAAGTGTTGGAATTTAGCGGTGATATACCTACCTTTGAGGAGAAGATTGCAACCAAAAAAGCCCCATTCTAATGAAATACGGATCCGTTTGTTCTGGCATAGAGGCCGCCTCGGTCGCTTGGCACCCCCTTGGATGGGAGGCTCAATGGTATTCGGAGATTGAGCATTTCCCTTCGGAGGTTCTCAAGCACCGTTTCCCCGATGTCCCCAACTTGGGGGATATGACTCAACTTTTTTCAAACAAAACCTTTTTGGATTCTCACATAGACCTTTTAGTTGGCGGGACTCCTTGTCAGTCTTTTTCCGTAGCTGGTCTTAGGAAGGGGATGGAAGACCCAAGGGGGAATTTGACTTTAACATTTTTGTCTTTAATTGACATAAAAAAGCCAAAATGGATTGTTTGGGAGAATGTACCGGGCATCATAAGTAGCAATCAAGGCAAAGATTTTCAATCATTTTTAGATGGTCTTGAAGAAATTGGCTATATTTGTGATGTTGAAATCCTTGATGCACAACATTTCGGAGTAGCACAAAGAAGAAAAAGAGTTTTTGTATGTGGACAAAGCGTAGATTCTATACTGAAAGAGAGGACGATTACATCCGCTCTAACTATAGCACAATGTCTCACCGAGATATTGCACGGCATCTTAATAGAGGTGTTGAGTCTGTACGAGCGAGAGCCAATAAAATCGGATCGAGCAAGCCTCTTAAGAGATGGAGTAATGAGGAGGATGAAGTTATTCGGAATTCTTACGGAAAACTGCAACTACAAGAATTGGCAAGAACTCTTGGTAGATGTATTCCTGAAACATCATCCCGTGCAAAAAAATTGGGATTTGCCTCTTGGAGGAAAAAGTCAAAAGGAACTCACTCTGGAAGACCTATTGATGGGTTTGAATCAGGAAGGCCAATCTACACTCACCGAAGAGTCGTTGAGGAAAGCATTGGAAGACCTCTACGAAGTGATGAAATTGTACACCACATTGACTTTGACAAAGGAAACAATTCAATCCAAAATCTCTATGTTTTTTCAAGCAGGGGAGAGCATAAGTCGGCTCATTGCTCGTTTGAGCGACTCGTCCCCGAACTCGTTAAGCGCAACATTATCTTCTTTGACCCTATTACAAGAACTTACAAACTATGCGAGACAAACAAATAGCAACATTTTTAGCGAAATGGCCGGGATTTACGAGGTCGGTGATTTCCTTAAACAAGCCCAACATAGAAACGCTGTTGTCGGATACCTTAACTGGCGATAAGGTAGGCATTATTCGTGAGCAACACGGAACGAATATGAATGCCATTGCCGTGGATGCCTACAACCAAACTATCAACGAAAAAACCTCGCAGACCATTGGCTCTTCGGCTTCGGATGTGAACCATTACGGAGCGGTGTTGGAGCAGACAAGCGTTGGAGCATTGTGTGCAAGAGATTACAAAGGTGTTGGGAATCAGTATGTGGATGAGGGCAAATGTATCACTTCACCGGTTACAATGGCTATCCGTAGGCTGACCCCAAAAGAGTGCGAACGGTTGCAGGGATTCCCCGATGATTGGACGAAGATTCCCTATCGCAACAAGCCTGCTGACCAATGCCCCGATGGGCCAAGATACAAGGCTTGCGGCAACTCAATGGCCGTGCCGGTGATGCGATGGATTGGACAAAGGATTGAGTATGTTGAATCGTTAATGAAAGACCTATGAAATACGCAGGAGAATGCCCGAACCACGGCCTTGTGGCCCACGATGCAGACCAAAAGACCCTTGACCTCAAAGGTGGCCCATTCTGCCCCTACTGCGGTAAACTCGTTTTGGTTCTGAAAACGGATAAAAAGAAGAAGAAATAGAAATGGAACAGAAAGTCGGTTTGATTGAAAACAAGATGGTGGAGAACATCATCTCGGTGGTTGCGTCCTACTTCAGCATCACTCCACAAGAGTTGCAGAAGAAGACTCGCAGGGCCAACATCGTCCACGCCCGGCAGATCTGCACCTTCCTCATCCGCAAGTACACCAGAATTAGCAAACTGTCTTTGGGCCGAGTTTACTTTAACCAAGACCATAGCACCGTCATCCACTCCCTCCGATTGATTGAAGAGGAAGCGGCCCACAACA